TACAGCCCATCGCCGTAAGTCACGCCATAGATATCAGTAGTCCCAAAACCTGATGTTCTAGTTGTCCAGTCGACACCATTAGTAGTGATTATTGAAGTAATAGTGCTTGCATAATTTTCTAAGCCAGCACCGTCTACAGCTACTCCACCAACAGTAACGGGAGCCGTTGACGCATAACCATAAAGCCCTGCCGCTAGTGAAACGGTGTAAGTCCCTGCCGCTGTGATGTTGTAGTAATTGCCACCTGCGCCGCCTGCTGCATCTGCCCAAGCAACTTCTCCGCCAACAACACTAAGAACCTGATCGTTTGTGCCTACGCCTAAGCGAGTTACTGAACTAGCGCCATCTGCAACTATTAGGTCTTGCGCTGTTGTTACTGTGTCCGAAGTTATAAACTGAGCAGTATCTACGTTTAGTGTTACATCTCCAGTAGTGCCGCCGCCCGTTAGCCCTGTGCCTGCTGTTACCGCTGTAATGTCACCGGGGTTAGAGATGTTAGCCCAAGCTGCACCTGTCCAAGTTTCGTAAGTAGAAGTATCCTCTAGGTAAGTAAGCATGCCCTGAACCGGGCTAGGTATTGCAGTAGTTCTAGCTGCTGAATCTGCAAAAACTATAACGCTCTGATTCATTAGGAAGTTGTTTAGATCGCTTGCCGGAAGTGGGAATCCGTTAGCGAATGTCTTGTATGCCATTTATGCCTCTTTCCATAGTTCTAGTGTAGTAAACCAATTGTCTGCTGTCACGAAGTGGCTCACCCTTGAGACAGAATAGTAAGTGTCTATGTTCATGTCGCTAGTCTCATACTTCACGCCTATAAGCTCTCCAGGGAGAATCTCTGCTGCATGCGTAAGGTTGCCGGAGCGGTCTAATGCTGGAGTCTCCACGCTCTTTACAAGTCTAGTAGGGGACTGAGTAAACACTCTGTCTGCCCAAACATTTAGTTCGTCTATGTCTGTTGTATTTATCTGAACATCGAGCGCGGAAACATCGTAAAGGTCTATCGAGTCCGGGTCTGTTCTTAGAACATAGGTTGCATCGTCGCTCTTTAGTGCAACCCGGAGCGAGTTATAGACATCGTCATAATCGGCGGTTACTGTTAGGTCATTCATACATAGGTGAAATTCATCTTCATGCGAGTTCCCAACAGTATAAGTACCGTCTGGTATTGCTCCGATTGCAGGTCTAGGTATGAATACAAATTCTTCGGTCGCTGGATCTATCCAAAAGAACCCTAGCCCGACTTGTATGGCATCTGTCATTATTACGTTCGGTATAACATCTGTAACTAATACGCTAGGTATCTTGCCTGGACTCTCGGTGCTGAGCGCATTCATGCTCGTTCCAAAGCCCTCTGCAACCTTCTCTATAACCTCGTAGGGGGAAGCGTAACCTTCTGGGAAGCCCGTAGTTGTGTCGAACTCTGCAAGTCTTGTATTGACTACCTGCCTAAAGCTATCGAGTGCAGTTATGTTTATTAGGTTGAGTCCGTCTATCGTGTAAGAAACATCTAGAGTGTCTATGTAGCCTCTATAGATCACAAAGTCTAGTTCGCCTCTGTTTAGCCTGACCCTTACCGGAGTGCCAGGTCTAATTGTCCTGTTGTTTGTAGGGTCATAGGTGTATGACTGTAGCTGTATCTGAGCGCTAGAAGGTGTCGCTAAGAAGTAGGTCATGTTTTCAACCTGTCCACCTAAAGCGGTTACAACTCGAGAAGTCTCGCAATTAAGGTCTTGCCAGTCGAAGGCGTATTCCCCTTCTGCTAGAACATCTGTGCCGCCGATTTCGCTAACGCCGATAATAAACCAACCTGCCCCGGCAAGAACGTTAGTGCCGCCTATATCTGACACTCCTATAATGAAAAGATTGTCGGCATCATTAGGTATGTAGAACTCAACCTTGAGGTCTGTTGCTATGTCGAAGTCGGCTAGAAGGCTCATCGAAGTAGGCTAGTCCCTCCCTGTGAGCGCAACTTGGCGTTAATGTCATCTATTAGATCCTGAGCGTTTACCTTTGCCCGGTTGATGTTAACGTTTATGGTTGTACCTGCATCACTCCCTGAGCCTGTATTCCCCTTAGTCTGCGAAATAGGCTTGCCGAACTGATCGAAGCGTTGAGTAGGAGTCATGTTGCTTTGCCTCTGCTGATTGCCTGCACCTGATGTTACATCTGGCGCAAAAGAGATAGCCGCTGCCGCCGCGTTAGCCTTACCCATAGCTCCTGAGAATCTTGCTGTAGCCGCTGCCATGTCTGAAAAGTATGCGGCAGGGTTACTAAGAAAAGGAGTGGCGCTAAACATCTGACCAATAGCCCCAAAAGTTTCCTGAGTGAATACGCTCAGGTGTGTGAGCATTCTCATGACACTAATAATGCTGTCACCTAGCCAGTTGAAAACCTGATCTGATGTTATGTCATTTGAGGCTACCCCAAAAGTCTCTGCGAACTTGCTCATAGAATCACCGATAGCGCTTATTTGAGTTTGTGCCTCACCGCTAGGATCTATGATTGACTCCCAGAAGTCTTGCACTGCCGGGATAACTGTCTCTAGAATAAACCCTTGGAAGTCCTGCATTATAGGCATGAACTTTTCGCCGATTTCCGCGCGAGTGTTCTCTATCTCTGCTTTTAGTATGCGCTGCTGGTTAGCTAAGCCGTCTGAGGTGTTTGCGAAGTCTCCGGTTACGCCTGATGTTTCTTGCATTAGCAAGCTATAGCGCGCTGTGACCTTCTCTGCCTCGGTCATTTGAGTAGTGCCGTCTGTGATGCCCTTCTCTAAGGCGTGAGCCTCTACTGCTGCTGCGCTTAGGTCTATGCCGTACATTCTTAGCGGCTCTGATTGCCCTGCTAGTCCAGACTGGAATTTAGCTAGTGCATCTCCGACATCTAGATTGAAGACTGAGGCGAAGTCTGCTCCGCGCTGAGAAATTTCATCTACTACCTGGACAATGTTGCCGCCTTCACCGGCGATAGTTCCAGCGAAACTTGAGAACTGAGTGGCAATTCCGAACAGCTCTGTCTTGGAAAGCCCTAGACCCCTGGCTGCATTCTCACCTAGCTCTAGAATGCCTGCTGCTGCATCTCCGAAAGATACGTCTACTGCGTTAGTAGCTTCTGAGAGGTCGCTGGTTGCGTCTATGGCTTTCTTGATCTGGCTAACTGCCAAGACACCGATACCAATACCGATAGCGGCTGTAACCTTCGCTATGTTTGCGCCTACTTTTGCGAACTTTGTGCCTAAGTCTTTGAAGCTGCTAGTAGCGCCTTTAGTAGCCTTAGAGAGATTTTTATATTCTCCCAGTATCTCTACGTTTAGCACTAAGCTCATTTGCTTCTCCTATGCACCTCTGCCACGAAAGCCGAGTATTCCGTTTGTGTGAGTTTTCTATACTCACTAGGTTGCACTCCTGTCGCTAGTACGAACCCTGCCATTTTCTTAGCGTGTCTTTCAGCTACTTTTTTACTTTTGGGTCTGTCGCTCCTAGCATTCCTAAAGCCTGCTTTTGAGTTACCGTTTCAGTATCCTCGAATTTGTAATTAGGGTTATCTTGCTTCATAGCCACATAGTAAAGAACTCTAAGTGCCCTGCCCTTTGGCTGTCCGTCTGAGAAGATTTCATCTATGCTGCGACCTACTAGCAGCTCTATTTCTTCTACTTGCCCTAGTGTCATTTCGTCGAAGTTCATCATTCTGTGTCCTTAGAGTTTCGTTTTAGCGGTTTCTGTTTTTATTAGCTTCTCCATTTGACTGAAGTAGTTTTCATAGATTTCTTCTCTAGTGTATCCCAGAGCCCTTACAAAGAACGGCTGTGGTCTTATGTGTCTTTTGAACCAGCCCCAATGAATAGGGTTAGCGTAGGGAACACCGGAGCTAGAGTTTCTGTTATTACCTGCCTTGACTGTGATCTTTCCTCTGGCTGTAGCTCCAGCCCTGATGCTGTTTCTAAGATTGCCTGTGCGAACCGGGACTAGACCGCGTGCCTGATTAGCTACCAGTTCACCGGATTCTTTTCCAGCGTCTTTGATAGCGTCTTTAGGTACACCAATAGCATCTAAGGCTTTGTTTATCTCTCTTAGATTCTTGACCTTTACGCCCGGTTGCACAGCCATGATTAGGAAGTTACTACTGTAACCCCATAGAACTCGGAGCTATCTGCATCATTAGGTGTAGTTACAACTCTAAGGGTAACTGAGAAGGTTGAAGTCTCGTTACTGTTTAGGGTTAGCGGTGGGAGTTCGCTGAACTTGACCACGCCTGAATAGTGAGGTTCTGAGGCACTAGCTACTGTGTTTCCATTAGGAGCAATTACGAAAGTTGCAGTAGTTCCAAAGTTAGCCCAAAGAACGCGATAAAGAGAAGTAGCATCACCGGAGGTAACACCCTCTAGCGATAGAGCCCACTCTCCACCTACTCGCTGCTCACAGAAGGTTTGAACATCTCCAGGAGCATCTCCCAGGGTTAGCTCTACCATGTTTACAGCGCAGGAATATTCGACATCTGCAATAAGGAAATTGATGTTCTCTGCGACAATTCTTGTGTTAGTCATTTGATGACCTTTCTAAATAGTTATTTCTAGCTCGACTGAGATATTAGCCGATAGGTATTCAGCGTTATTTGTTTGTAAGTTGTAGGGTTCAT